GGAAAATAAGCTTCTTCAATTGGAACTGTTCTCAAAATTTTCATAGGAATATTAATATCTCGAGCAGTAGGAATCATCTTATCTTTACCAGGCACAAATCCATAAGGTAACAAAAACTCATCAATTCCTTCTTTAGTAACAGGAGTTGCTACACCATACGTTATGTCCTTGTCTCTGGCACATTGCATACCAATCAACATTGGTCTACCTTGATCACCTTTGATACAAACTGGACTTCCTGATTCTCCCATACAAATGTGTGCATAATAATAAATAGGGTATTCAAATATAAAATTTTCATTATAATCCATATAATTATCATTATGCATATCTTCGGCTTTATTCAAACTCTTAATATTGGGAGAAAGATCTTCATTTTTACCAACTAGTTTCATAGGAGTTCCGCTAGGTATAGGTCGAATATCAGCTTCAGATGGGATATAACCATATAATGCAGGAGGTAAGTTTATTCCTTCAAGCTTAAAGAAAATTTGGTCAGAATCTCCACATTGATAAAATGTAGGCATTTTCTTAACACACTTATAACCTTCCCATCGAAGAATAATTTTTGGATCTTTTCCTTCATAAAATCGGTAAAAAGCATGAGCAACAGTACTAAACCATCCATCTTTAATATGGTAAGCAGTACAAGTTTGTGCTTTACGTTCACCATTATCATCCAAAGAACCAACAGTCATTTCAACTACACCTTTGGATATATGTTTCACTAATGAATCCATATAATTTGTATCTCCAGATGTAGCTTCAATTTCATTATCACTTAAAGAATCTTCTTCAATTAAATCTAGAGGAGAATCAACTTTACTTGTAGATTGGAGTGGTTTTACAACTTTAACACGTGAAGCAGCAGCACCAGCATCAGCTCTCTTTCCAGCACGACGAGAACGAACTCCTCGTTTGTTCTTGCGATTATCAGGTGAAGTTCCTTCAACAGTTTCATTTGCCATAGGATCAACTTGTTCGCCCATATAACAACTAAAATACATAGCTAAACCAAGAATAGTAGTCATACCTAAAATAATGCTTGCATAAAACATATATTTTTGGATTTTACTTCTAGCATCAATTTTCTCTAAGTCAGTTAATTTTTCATAATTAAAAAATAACTTAGCAATTCTAGTAATAAAAGTTAAATTATCAGGAGGAGGATTATTCAAAACTCTCATGAGATTTGTTTCTTTCATATTAATAGATCGTTCTGACAAAGACGGTTTTGGAGGCATGGTACCTTCTAGAAGTTTTCGATATTGTTCATTTGTCATTTGTGAGGTATCATCTTTATAATCCATAAGGTTTTGAAATGTCATAAAAGTTTGAACATTTTTAGCAATTTCTTCTAATTCACTCTGTAAACGTTCAGGAATTACTTCTATTGTTTCTCTGTCACGGATAACATTATTGATTCTATCAAAATAGTCTTCAGCAAAAACATCATCACCACCACCTAATACAAAATCAACTGTTGAAATACCAGATGAAACTGAAGCAAAATCTTCATCTTCATCAATAATTGGAACTGGAACTGGAGGTGGAGGGATTCCACGTGCAGCTGCAACTTCAGGTAACTGTTGAGCAAGTTCTTCTTGAGTCATAAGCTTTGTATGTGCACGTTTAGCATATACTTGTTCTATTTTCTTATAAAGTCGTGCAATGTCATTTGGATACATTTTTCTACCAACATATTCAGGGAAAAATGTACATTGTTTACAAGTAAAAACATTATAAAGAGGATCTTCTTCTGCTTTTCCATTTCGTAATAGAACAACATCCATACGACGTTCAAATGCTGCATTTGAAGTTAAACCCAATTCTAAATCATTCATTTGAGTTAAGGCACGCTTACCAGGTTTCCAAGCTTTCCAATCTTCACAAATATTAGAAGTAAGAACAAGAACATCTGATTCAAAATAAGTATAACCTTTACCACCAAATGCCATATTCATATTAAAATGAGCAGGATTTGCAGCATTAATAATAAAACCACATTGTAAAGCTCTAGAATCTATATCTTTAAATTGACACAATTCTTCAATTTTAAAAATTTTATTTCCACAATAACCTTCACAATATTCTGAATCTGGACTCTTGGAAAATACTTTTCCAGCATTATATTCTTCTCCATCAATATAACAAATCAATTGTTCTACTTTTTCTAAAGAGGAAGTCTTACCAGAACCAGCTTCTCCAATAAAAAAAAGAACAACTGGTTGTTTTCTAACATCAGTTCTATACTCACATGCTTTTGCAGATAAATACATCTTTTCAAGTTGGTGATATCTATGAGTAAAAGGAGTAAGAATCCAATGTGGCATACTTGCCATATGACTGCTATTAATTAATTCAGTGGCAATTTCATATTTTTGCTTAATCAATTGAATCAAATCTTTACGACGAGCAATTTCATGTGCAATAGGTATACAATCAACAGTTGTATCCATAATACCCATCATTTCATTAACTACTAATCTAAATTCAGGAGCCATAGGGTCATAGCCAAAAACAGTTCGGGTAAAACAACTAACAGCATTGACTAATAAATTTGCATTATCTGTCCAATCTTTACGAACATAATTCTTAAAACTATAAATACTAATAGCACGTCTCAATTCTTGATCAGTCATATTATTAACGCCTGCAGAATGTAAAGCAGAAGCAAACGAAGCCAACATATCTATTCCACTAGGCATGGTTCCTTCTAAATCATTAGAAGCAACTACAGTTGCAAAAAATAATGATAAATTTTGACCTTGGAGTTCAAGTTGTTGAAGTTCACCAAATTGTTGACGAGTTAAACGATAATTTAAACCTTTATAACTAATAGTGATATGTGAAATAAGAGGTTGAGTTTTACGAGTGGCGAAAAGAGTTGATAAAGAATATAAACCATCACGAATTTCAGCAAATCTAGAAATACCAAAATAACTAAGATGGGCAAATGCATTAGCACCTTCACCTTTAAAAACATGATAAAGAGTGTGAATTATTACTTTTAATTCAAACAACACTTTTTCAAATTCAGGAGATAATCTAAAATTAGGTTTGAGTAATTGTGTACAATCTACAACACAAGCATCAAAAACATTTTTAACATCAGCAGCACGTTTACTATAAAGAATCCTAATTATCGTACCAATTACACGAGTAACTGTATAACGATACCATCCAACAATAATTTCATCTAAATGTTCCCAAACATCTTCAAAATACTCAGTCCAAGTTCCAACACCTTCTAAATTCATTCTTTTATCAAATTTAGGTTTACTGTCATTATATGAGAATCCCTTTGTTCTGGAATTGTTTTGACCAGTAGCTTCAAGATAA